TGGTAGAGCACTCGCTTTGGGAGCGAGAAGTCGTAGGTTCAAATCCTGTCACCCCGACTCATAAAACTCACTTATGAAAATGAATTCAGAATTTCCAGAACTTCAAGAATTTACAGTAGAAGAGTTTCAAACAAACTTTGATACTTTGATAGAAAGAGTTGAAAATGGCGAAACATTTATCATCACAGATGGAAACAAAAGGGCAGTGATAGTTCCTTATAATGAAGTTGTGCATGTATTTGAAGAGTCTAATGTGGATGATGAAGTGATACGTCTCCACACGGACCACGAAGAGGGGTCATAAAGGGACTGTCGCCTATTGGTTAAGGCCGTCGCCTTATAAGCGGCTGAATCGGGTTCAATTCCCGACAGTCCTATTACATACTCTTATTTTATAAATAGGTGTATGTTTATATTCATAAAAGATGATCACCTGTAAATCTTGCGGTAAAGAAGTTGAACAGCACCTGAGAAAGGGTGGAAGAGCAAAACTTTATTGCAACGAAACTTGCCGAATGAAATGGAGATACAGAAACGATCCTTCTGTTATGAATAGAAACACTTACACAGAACAAAAAGAAAGAGCTTACTCTAATAAGTGGAAAGCACTTCAATATAAAGGTAGTAAGTGTCAAAAATGTGGTGAAGATAAACCTGCAACTCTATGCTTTCATCATAGAGATCCATCTCAAAAAGAACTAAAACTTGATGGGAGATCTTTTGCTAATAGAAAATGGGAAACAATCAAAGAAGAAGTTGATAAATGCGACCTTCTTTGCCACAACTGCCATCATATGCTACACTATGGTGATAGTTGGAATGAGTTCCTAGAAACGCTGGTTTAGCTCTCTGGCGAAAGCACTGCCCTCATAAGGCAAGACAGGTCGGTTCGATCCCGACAACCAGCACTTGACAGAATCACTGTCAAACCTTTATAATAGTCAGGTCAACATTCAAAACAATGACTCTCACAGCAAAATTCAAGAAAGACGTTCCTACTCTTCGTAGTGCAGCAAATGGCGAATTTTATCTTGATGTAAAGAATCCGAAACTTTTCAAAAAGGTTCGTCGTTATTATGAAAACGAAGGTGTAGTTTTTTCTGGTGATCCTCTTGATGATTATGAAATCCTCATGGAGTATATCGCTGGTGATCTTGAATCTGTTGAGGTGGTATGACTAAAGTTCTTCTGGAACGAGAAGGATATCGTTTTGTTGAGGCAGGTATCATTGAACTTAATGGACAACCTGACTACCGCCTACAAAAACAAAACGAATACACAAAACGCTGGAATGACATTTATCTTTTTGATAATGTGCTACAATGTTCTACTGCAATGGAGGATATTGAGTATGCGAAATGGTTAGACCCAGATCGAGTTCCTTGCTACATAAAAGATGACGAAGACATGGAGAGTCTCTAAAAACCCTGGTCGGGAGTAAACCCCCTTTAGTCACGGATGGACTTAAACAGAACTGGTGGAGTCAATATGACCCCTTAATGAGTTTACTGCCTCTCTCAAAGGCAGTTGGTGCGGATGGGACTCTCTCCCGCCTGGTTTCCAATTTCCAGCAAAAGAATTGGTGGCGAGCCTGAATACTTTTGGAGGTTGGAAACAACCTCTTTTTTATTGCATAGATAGTAAAGAGATTAAATCACTAATGGCACACCCAGAACAACAAGAATTTGTTGAATCATTAAAGAATGATAGACCACAATTCTTCAAAGGAAAAAAAGTTCTTGAAGTTGGAAGTTTGAATATTAATGGATCTATTCGCCCTCTGTTTGAAAAGTGCGACTATCTTGGAGTTGATGTTGGTGAAGGTGAGGGTGTTGATTTGGTGTGTCAGGGTCAAGAGTTGGATCATCCAGATGGAACATACGATGTTGCTGCTTCTACCGAGTGCTTTGAACATAATCCATATTGGGCAGAAACATTTGCCAATATGGTAAGGATGACTAAAAAAGAAGGACTAGTCTTTTTTACTTGTGCTACTGATGGAAGACATACTCATGGAACACGAAGTTCTCATAGAGAGTGTTCACCATTGACAGTTCAATTGGGTGAAGGAGAGCAGAAAGAATACGACAACTATTATATGAATCTCAATGAAGAACACTTTAAAGAGAAATTTAATTTTGAGGAATTATTTTCATCTCATGAGTTTGGTGTTAATAGAACATCTTGCGATCTTTACTTTTGGGGAATAAAGAAGTAATATTGAGTTAAAACATTTACAGATGACAGTTTTAGTTACGGGTGGTGCTGGATTTATTGGAAGTAATTTTCTTCATCATTTGGTCACCTGCACCACAGAAGATATTGTATGTATTGACAGTTTGACTTATGCTGCTGATTGGCACAATATCCCAGATAGAGTTTTTCTCTATACAACAGATATTGCAGATGAGCATAACTGTGAATATGTTTTTAAAAAACATAAACCTTCCACGGTCTTTCACTTTGCTGCAGAAAGTCATGTTGATAATTCTATTCAGGATTGCTCTCCATTTATCCTGACGAATATCAATGGGACAGTGAATCTCCTAAATCTGTCTTTGAAGTATGAAGTTCAGAAGTTCATTCACATCTCAACGGATGAAGTTTATGGTTCAATCGAGGATGGATACTTTACAGAGAAATCAAACTATGCTCCTCGAAATCCATACTCCGCATCTAAAGCAGCAAGCGACCACTTTGTAATGGCATATCACAATACATATGGACTGCCTGCAGTGATTACAAACTGTTCCAATAACTATGGACCTAGACAGTATCACGAAAAGATGATTCCTAAAACCATTACAAATCTTTTAGCAGGTAAAAAAGTTCCTATCTATGGTGATGGCAAACAAATTCGTGATTGGTTATACGTTCAGGACCATTGTGAAGCATTGATTGAGGTATGGTTGAAAGGTAAGTTCGGTCAGAAGTATAATATTGGTGGAGAATGCGAGTTCAGAAACATTGACCTTGTAAGAATGATTCTGGACCGTATGAATATGACGGAAGATATGATAGAATATGTCAAAGACCGCCCAGGGCATGACCGTCGTTATTCCACGGACATTACAAAAATCCGACACGAATTGAAGTGGTCTCCACGCTTTTCTCTAGAGGATGGACTTGACAAAACAATTGAATGGTATGAACGCAATCGGAACTAGTCTAAAAGACGCATATATTATCACAACAGAAGTTTTTGAGGATAAGAGAGGTTCTTTCACAGAGTCTTTCAATCTTCGTGATATTCAAAAAATTATTGGGAACTATGAGTTCGTGCAGGACTGCCACTCAATCTCTACAAAGAATGTGGTAAGAGGTCTGCATTATCAGATTCAACATCCACAGGGAAAACTGGTGCGATGTATTGCTGGTGAAATCTATGATGTAATTGTAGATTTGCGTCAAAGTTCAAACACATACGGTCAATGGATGGGTGTTCGCTTGACTCCAGGACCAAGACAACTGTGGGTTCCCCCTGGGTTCGCTCATGGATTCTGTGTTATTTCTCATCAAGCAGAGGTGCTGTATAAAGTCACTGACTATCGTTATTCAGAATATGAACGAACCTTAATGTGGAATGATAAAGACTTGAATATCTATTGGAATGTAGCAGCACCAATTCTGTCTGACAAAGACCTTAAAGGAGAATCGTTAAAAGAGTGTGATAAGTATGAGTAAAACATCTGTTTATGGTGCCACAGGATTCATTGGTGGAACCTTTTGTGAGTTGTTTCCTGATGAAGTCATTGCTATTCCAAGAGAAGAACGGAAACCCGAGTCCAATAATATTCTGTATTTGATTAGCACCACATCGAACTACAATGTTCTGGAGGATGTCACATTAGATGTCAGAACAAATCTGAATGTTCTAATGGAAACTCTAGAGTATTGTAAATCCAAGGACATTGTATTCAACTATGTCAGCACTGGATTTGTCTATGGACCTGATATTCGGTATGCAAAAGAAGATGAACCCTGCGACCCCAGAGGTTTTTATTCCATCACCAAACGGACAGCAGAACAAATGATTATTTCATTCTGCCAAGTCTATGATGTGAAGTATCGTATTATGAGAATTGCAAATGTCTACGGACAAGATAAGACAGTCTCTGCAAAGAAGAATGTGCTTGGGTTCTTAATTGAGTTGATGAAGCACA